CTCCAGGCTACCTTTAATACCACATTCATACCTGGCATCAGCATGTTCGTTCTCGAAGTACTCAATAGCATCAACTATATTTCCTAAGTCATCAACTACTTTGTTATACCAAGTGCTCATGTATTATCCCCAGTCTCCATAATCTTCGTCGTCTTCGTCTTCTTCGAGCCCAATATCAAAATGGCTGATAAGTGCTGTTCTCATCACCTGATCAAACTCGTTGATACTTTCTTCGATTGCACCAATGTCAGCATGTTGGTCGAAATTTCTAACAATGGTTTCTGCAACCGGAAGACGTTCCTTTTTAGGAATAAAAGTTTTTACACTATCCCAAAGATCATGCAAAAAAGATATATCAGGATTCATCTATCATTTCCTCGTTGTCATTATCGAATGAGTCGGCATCGATGTCTCCTACATCAATATTATTTGCTGTAGGATTCTCGTTCCACTCGTCAATAATTACCTGAAGACGTTCTCCAGTCCACTGTTTTCTGAACTCTTTGATAGTTTCACCTGTTATAGGACTGATATATTCAAGTTTATTACCAGTCTTGTTAACAATACCTTTTGCTTCAAACATTTCAAGAAGACCACTGTAAGGGTCCATACCTGTTTCATATGGAATCTTAATTTGCACACCTTCAAAAGGTTTGCTGTAACGTGACTTCATAACTTTACATGCGGCACGAATACCTTGTACTGTTGAAGTCTTATTACCATCTTCGTCTTCTTTTAGTTTTAGTTTACGCATTGCAACCACAATACTACTTGCATAGATAAAGCCTTGACCACCTGAGATCTTGTCATCTGGGTCAAACATATCCTGTGAAGCGTATGTATGGTTAGTTGCAACAATACCTACTGGGAATGGTGCAATTTGGTTAACCATGTTACGCACTAGGGCAGTTAGAGCCTTAGGCTTTCTACCCATGTCGCCTTTCATGTCACCTTTTTGGAACTGATCCACATCAGTAGGTGTAAGTAACATACCCAAACTATCAACCACAAACAACAACTTAGGCATTTCTTCATACTCTAAATCGCCATAATTTGCTTTGTAGTCCTTCATGAAGTCACTCATAGTTTTAGCGACATCATCGATCATACTTACACTGATACGCAACAGTTTCTCAGGGCTAGTATCTACATCTAATGCTTGCAACCATTCTTCATCGAGTGCGTTCTCTGAATCGAACAACACTACTTGACATCCTTGGTCTTGAGCATTCTTTACAATGTTGCCGGAACAGATAAAACTTTTACCTGATCCGGATTCACCTGCAAAAACACTAACTTTACCTAGTGGAATACCTTGTGTAAAGTCTCCGCTAATTAAATAATTTAGTGTGTAGTTTCCTGTGCTGATCCAGTCTTTGGGATCATGGAAGCCTGCACTAATGCCTGAAATAGACTTAGTGACAGACGTCCTGAATTTAGTTAAGTCAAACGGTTTCTGCATGATATCTCCTATTAAGAATTACGGTTACGAATCATTGCTAGAATATCATCTGCACTTGCGTTTGATTTATCTGCTGGTGCTTCTGCGGCAGGTGCTGGTGCAGCCTCTGCAACAGGTGCAGGAGTTGGTGCAGGCGTAGGTGCTGGCGTTTCAACTGCTGGTGCAGGTGCTGTCGGAGCCGGAGCCGGAGCAACTGATGCAGTTTGTGCTGGAGCACTTGGCTTCTGTACTGCTGTGCTAGGAACTTCTACGCCATATGGCTTATAAAAGTTACCCCACTTTTCAGGATCGTACAGTTCACCATCTACTGATGCTGCAAACATCTCACTGATTGCTTGATATCCTTCTGCTGTAGGTTGTGCTGGCAAGAAGTCTTTGAGATTAAACAAACCGTTTGCATCAATAGCAGCCAGTTGTGTTTCATCTAGTGAAGTTTCTTTACGAGCCCACTTACTTGTAGAGTAGTCAGCATATTGCCCTTTGGTGGTCTTTGAAATACGGAAATCAGTACCATTCAGATAATCTGTAGGAATATTTTCCATATCAGGATCCATCAAAGATGCTTTAATGATGTTAAAGATCTGTGGTGAAATCACAAATCTACGAATTGGGTTTTCAGGTGATTGTTCGTTGAGAGGATTCTCAGTTACAAACCCTTGGAAAATGTATGAACGCTTTTTCCAATACTTACGTCCCATGTCTTCTAGTGAAGGGTCTTTGAACCAAGGACGTACTTCTGTAAGTACAGGACAGTTGTCACCGTACATTTCACCGCAAGGTACCTGCACAGTTACTGGCTTGTTTTCGCCACCTTTAACTCCTGGGAAAGTCAAACGAATCATTTGACGTTCTACCCAAAAGAAATCATTGGTGTTGTCACCATCAGGTAAGAAACGAAGTGTTGCACTTGTTCCTTCATCGATGTTCCAGTGGGGGTAAATTGCGTTGTCACTTTGCTGTGACGAGTTACGATCGGAACCTTTAGATTCCATTGCTGCGAGCTTCGCTCGGATTTCTGCTAATGAGGCCATAATGTTTTCTCCTTGTATGTGCCATGTTTGCCATGTGCGTACTGCGAAATGCAATACTGTTTTCTATTATATTTGCCTAGATAAAGAAAGTCAAC